AAACTTTCTGTTAGAATAAAGTAATCTTTTATATTTACATCATCTATACTAATGTATCTTGATAATTTTCCATCATCTCCTTGAGGCAATTGATTATCATTTGAATCGTACAATATAAATTCAATCATATCAGAACACCCTAGTCCAAAGTTAGATTTAGATATTTCTTTTTCAAATATCTTTCTATCCTCAGTTTCTACCAAGTATCCTTTTCTATCAATTATATTTTTAAAATCTTTTATTGCCATTAGTTACCGTCTCCACCACTTCTTAGTTTTCTATAAAATATACCTTTCAAATTATAGGTATCTGAATCAATAGTTAGTATAATATTATCTGTAAATTCTCTTCTTCTACCTTTAGGTGAGTTTACATTTCTAATTTTCTTAGCATCAATTTCTACCTTACCAGGTGTTTCTCCACTTCTTGGTGGTATTGTACCACTACTTTTTGAAAAACCTAACCATGGTTGTCCATGTCCACCTGGTCCTGCTGCTACTGAAATAGACCATGTGGCTTCTGCTTCTTCATTAAAGTTATATAATTCAAGAGAATCCATACCAGACCAACCTGAACTTTTTCTATTACTTCTAAAGTGTATCTGTCTTGTTTCGAATAAAGCTGGGTCTTGATGTGGTTCGGGTACTTTCCAACCACTTTCACCTTTTTGGTCATATGAATTATCTGGTCCTGTTAAACTTGCTAATATAGCTTGTGTTTCTTGTTGTGCTTCTTCAGCTTCTTCTATCTGGTCTTTTAATTTAAGTTGTTCTTGTAAACTTAATTTCTGTGCCTGTAAACCTCTTACTTGAGCTTCAAGAGATACTCTTTCAATTCCCTCTTTAGTTCCTTTTATAATTGAGTTCTGAAAATCTGAAAGAAGTGATACATAACGAGTGTTTATTGCAGTTGAATTATTTTCTGCTGCAGCTCTCTGTATTTCAACTGAATCTAATAGTTCTAATAATGCTTCTAGTTCTGCAGTAAGTTTTGTAGTTACTCCTACTTCTTCTTCGTATAATTTTCTCCACTTAGCTACTTGTTTTCTTAAATCTTCTATTTCAAGTAATTTTGCATCATATTTTGATTTAAGAATATAAGGTCCTTTGTTTGGTTTTTTCTTTTTTATAAGTTCATCAACCTTTACATCAAGTGCCTTTTTTAATTCATCTTCATTATATTTTGGTTTTTCAACATAACCACTTGTTTCTCCTGCAAAATCAGTTTGGTTTTCATTGGGATTAACTAATTGTGGATTTGCTAAATCTTCTTTTGTTTTATCAAATTTTCTTTTAACTGATGAGGATAGTTTAGGCTTTTTTTGTTTTCCATCTTTTTTAGACACAAGAATATTACCATTAGAATCTTTTCTAATAGCAGTTGAACCTTTCTTAACAAGTTCATCTATTCTAAATCTATCCTGTAATCCCATTTATTTATTCTTCAACAATGAAAGTCAATTCTTTATCAATAAAGTATTCAATTACACCATCTCTATTTGTTTTTATTTCAATATAATAGTTTCTATTAATTTCCCAACTATCTAAATTTAATTTAAAGTAATTACCATTTGAATCACAACTAACTTTTGTATAATCACTAAATGGAACTACAACTTCGTGTGTAATTGCATCTTTTATTTGATAATATGTTGTAGATGGTAAATAATATACATCTGTGTAAGCATATTCGTTGGTGTAAGTTTTAAGAGGATATTTTTCTCTACCAAAAACTCTAATTGTAGGTTTACTTCCTCGCTTATATATACTTTTTAATCTTTTAAAAGTTACATTAATATCATCAGATGTAAGTTCTGTTAATGAACCAGTAGAGAATGAAGAATCATCCCAACCAATTCTTAGTTTAGGTTGGTATATTGTATTTGTTTCTTTTGAGAAGAATTTTAATTGTCCATAATCAGTTGTATTGTTTTCTAATGATGAATCGTGTTTTAATATAAATCCATTATTTGGTAATGAACCACTAATCCAAGCAGTTAATGGAGTAATAACGTTCATATTAATATCACTTGATTCGTAGTTAAATGATTGTGTAGCATAAGAACCGGTATACCACATACCACCTTTACCATTATATGAACCAGAACTATCCAAAGATGCAGAACCAGGTAACCAAGATGAACTGGTGTTTCTTTTATTCCAAGTTACACCCTCTGTTGATATTTCGTCAAAACGTGTCCCAATTCCCATATCCCAAGATTGTGATACTGCATAAGCATATATTGAATAATTTGTAGGTATCTCCATTGATTCACATTCATGAATAATTAATTCAGCAGAACTCATTGTTACATCTCCACTTACAATAGAAGAAGATAATTCTGTTGTGTTAAAGTGAATAAGTGACCTTGATACATCTTTTAAGTTACCGTAATAAACTTTGGATACTTCAAGTATTTCATCGAATCCTGTGTTTTGTTTTGGTTGTTGTAAATAAATTGTTGCATCTTTAGATGCTGTTACGAAATGATACATTATACAACTCTCCCTCTTATATCTTTGTTTGGAAACTTCACTTCAAATACAGAAGGGTCTAAAGATGGATAAACCATTTTACCTTTAGTTGCCTCTTGTATGTTATATGAGTTAGAAGAATAGTTTCCTAAACACTTGTTAGTAATTTCACATTTTGGTACAGATTGTACTCCTTCAATTCCTGCAATTAATAATTCTATTTCAGAAATGTTTATTGGCATATTAAAAGTCCAATTATCAATATCAAAGTAATTTGATAATTCATTTTGAACTCTTGTTAATACTTCTCTTTTATTATATCCACCATAAACTCTTATTTCAAAATCTACTCCGATATTAATAATAAATCCATTTATAATATTAATACCATCTGTTAATAATCTATATTCAGATAAATATGTTTTTAGGTTTTCTTTTATACCACGATTTAAACTACTTAATTGTTTGTCTTGATTATAACCAAGTAAATATAAATTTATAGCAAATGGATTGTTTTTTTCGTTTACAGAGTTCTTTTTATTTTTAAGAAACTTTTGTAATTTTTCTTTAATATCAATTTCACTATCTGATTCAGTTTCTTTTAATGATAAAACTAAATTAGTAAATTCTTCTAATGAATCAGGATTAGAAAGAATAGATGATGGTGAGTTATTATCTAATTCTCCATCAGGTGCACAATATGCTTTTGCAACCGCACCATATTTAGATGGCATTGATAATGCTCTTACTTGATAATCTTTTCTTGTTACCGCTCTATTTTGAGAACCAAAGTTTGCTAATGCATTTTCTCTAATTTCTTCTATCGTATCTGCACCTTTACCACCAGTTGCAGCTTCTTCATTATCAACGGCTACTGAATTTATTGTTGTTCTATATAAACCTCTTTCTTCTGTTGTAAATGAGTTTCTATCTTCATCAAATTCAATTGTTTCAATTTGTACTAATTCACCAACTCCAACATTTGATTCAATACCACCACCTACTAAATAAGACACTGTAAATTCACCAACTGGTGCCTGGCCATATGATTTTGTTTTTAAAAAATTAGAAGGGTCAAATGAATCCCCTAATCTATCAATTGAATTATTTAATCCCAATCCTACGTTTTTGAAATTTGGTATTAGAGTTTCATCACCTGATGTTGAGTTTCCTCCACCAAAAACAAGAGATGTAGAATTATTTTCATTTACCTTTGTAGTAAATCTACGAGATGTTTTTATTACCTTTAATACATTTGAAGCTTGTTCTTTAAATTGTGCTAAATCTTTATCAGTTATATCTGATGTTGGATAATCAACGTAAACCATTTCTTGTGCAAGATAAGGTACATTGTACCATTTGTTTCCATTAGAATCCCTTACATCGTAAATATCAATTATATTATCATTTCCTAATTCTATCTTAGAAAACTGTTTAGGTGTACTACCAAAATCAAATGTTATTTTTTTCAGTTCGGCAGATATTGCCTTTACATATTTTTTTATAAGATATTGAGTAGGTGCTCCTTCATTTGAATTATATACACTAATCTCTCTATCTGTTGAATCTGCAAAATCTAAAATTTCAGTACTTCTGAAAATAGTTCCTGTTTCACTTGCTCTTACAGACATTCCTTCTTTTATTCTAAGATAATATTTTGAATCTGGTTTAATTTCATCACCTGTTCCTGTTGATGGAACTACTTGGTAAACTGCCAAGTTAGTTATTGCTGGAGAACTTACCTTTGGTTTATATCCTAAGTATTCTGATAATGCTAATACATTCTTCTTATCTTCTGCATATAACATCATTGATTCTTTCAATGAATCATCTACATAATATGATAACACATCACCAACATAAGATGCCATTTCTATGAACATCATACCTGGTGAGGATTCATTAAAATCAGAATAAGTTTGTGGAAAATATGTTTTTGCGTAATCAATTAGGTTTTCTCTAAAACTTGAGAAATCCTTATTAAGATATTTTATATCTCTTCCCTTATTACTTTTAAATGATGAATTTAATGCCATTTATTTTATCCCTCTAATGTAAATGTTACTTCTTGTGATTCAAATTGACTACCGATAGTAAAAGATATACTCATTTCTGCTCTATGTTTATCTTTCATTTCATCAGTCATCTTAACATCAATAGAATCAATGTTTATATATGGTAACCAAGAATTTACACTATTTGTTATTGTTTGTTCTAACTTAGTTGATAAATCATCAGTAAGTTGTTCAAATAATAATTCATGTAATCCTGTTCCAAAGTTTGGTTGAAATATTCTTTCTCCCTTTCTTGTCATCAGTAAATTTTTTAAATTACTTTTTGCTTGTTCAAATGAATTAAATGCCTGAGAAAAATATCCTGTATTACCTCGTTGTACAGGCAAAGTAATACCATACGCAAAGTTATTAAACTCTTTGGTATCCTTTACTATTTTTTTATCAAGAATATAAGCCACTATTTACTCCCTATCTTTTAAACTTTTTTACAAGTTCTGAATTATCTCTATTTAATATTTTATCAAGACCAGGTAATCCTGTTCGTACACCAAGTCCTGTTTTATTTGGTTTTGTTGCAACATCACCATATCCCATTTTATGAGCCATCTGAGTTCTTAATCCTCCAACTCCAGCTCCAGCTCCTTGAGAAGTAAACTCAATAGTTTTATCCATACTCTCTTGGATTGGTTGTTGTTGTGGTAGATTATCTAGTACTGATTTACCACCACCTGGTGTTCCACCACCTGCTCTTTGTGCTTTTGTAAATGGCTGTGTTTGGTTTAAAACCTCATTCAATATTGGATTTCTTGAAAGTTGTTTTGTTGGTGCCTGTCTTTGTTCCTCAAGTGCAAGTTCTGCTTGTTCAAATGGGTCTACCACATCCTCTACAACTACTTGCGGAGAGGGAACGCTGACTACACCTCCCTTCGCCTCTGCTAATCTTTTATTTACTTCCTCTGCCAATATCTTTGGAAAAGTTTTCGATAAAAAACGTTCTTGTTGTTTGGCAGTTTCTACCTCAACAAGAGTCTTTATTACTTTTATTAATTGTTTGTTATTCATTTTCAATTGTGTTTATCTTAATATAAATATATGTACTTTAATTTTATGGTATTGTCCAACCCTTCCATTCTACTATACCTGGCAAAGATACTACGGTAATACCAGCGGGGTAAAGAGATGTTGTTTGATATATACCCTCTATTGTTGTAAGATGTATTTTTAGTTTACTAATTAATCTATCTATAAAAACTTCACTATTATCTACCGGAAATATTTCTCCTATCTTTTTCCATTCACCAGGATTAGTACATATTGATTTTGTTGATTCAACATTTTGTACAGCTCCTTTTGGTATTTGAATTGGTGGGATTGGAGTCATTAATTCCGCTCCTGTCCAATAGGCCAACACACCATTACCTATATCATCTATAAAATTATGATTACCATCTTGTACACCCAATGCCGTTCTACAAGCTAATTTAATCTGCATTTCCATATCATCTATTTTGGGTTTATCAATTGGTATTTCATTTAGTGTTTGTTTACCAGTTGAAACAACTTGATTATATTGTTGTGTAAAGAATTCTGAAAAATCATCATAGGATTCTACTTCATTAGATACATTTACAGATTCACCATTAATAATAGTTTGTCTTTGCATATATCTTAACATATTGTTTTTAAACTTATCCCAAGACATAATATTTACTCCGTATAATTAAGTGTGGAAAGAAAATCATTTAATTTTGATTTTATAGAATTAAAATCAGAACGATTATTTGGGCCCATTGCAGTTGGTCCAGCTGGAGTTGAGAATATTTGTGCATTAATTGTATCGATGAGTTCTTCCATTAATTCAACCAATACTTGTCCTCTTACCAAAGGTTGTTCTGTTTCTTCTGTATTAAGGTATATTTCTCCAGTACCCCCTAATATTGTTACATTGTTATCATTTGTAGTAATTAATACATCTCCATTGAAGTCCATATCAGCTCCATCCAATCCATTATCTATTGTAAGTTTACCATCTGATATAAAAGAGTAATTTCCTTTTGAGTAAAATAACATTTCAGAATCTTTTGATGATAATATAATTCTACCACTATTGATTAAGGTTTGGTCTGTTCCCTTTAGTTCGGGTTCTTCTGCATATATTGGTTCTGTTTCTAATGGTGTATCAACCGTACCAGGAGTAAATTCTAATAAATGTTCTCCACTTGATAATACAATAATTGAACCATCATCAACAATATCTTCAAAAGTAGGTTCTCCTATTTTTAAATCTTTTAATGATTTATCTCCTTGTCTATTTCTTATAATAATTGTTGGGGCTAAAACATTATCTACATTATTGTAACCACTAAAACGAATTGATTGACCAAATCTTGATTGAATTAGTTTATCACCCTCATAAAATTGAAGAGGATTTATTTTAGTTTGTTCAAAATATTCGTTTTCAATAGAAGATTCTTCCGCTGATGAATTTGGTGTTCCTGTTTCTGATGTTTCTTTATAATCTGAAGTAGTATTACTATCTTCAGTTTCAGGAAATAAAGTTTTGTTTACATCTTCAATAGCATTTCCTATATTAATTTGTGGACTTGATACTCTCCTATATACTTGTTGATTTGATGCAAGGGTTAAAACTTCAACAGTTTCTCCTATTATGGGTAAATCTAAATTTAAATAATCTAATGGAGGAGTAAATGTTAAGTCCTGTATATTAGATGTTATATCGGTTAGTAATTTTATTTTACAAGAACCAATTATTGATGTATTTCTTGTATCAATTTTATCTTTATTTTCAATATCAAAATCGAAATCAAATATAGAATCAGAATCTACATTAGTAACTACATCTAAAACAATTCCAAATTCAGGTTTTTTTAATGCAGTATTAGAACTTTGTCGTGAAAATCTGCTTGAACTTCCTAACCTACTCATCTACACCTACCCTTTGTTTGAGTTCCTCTACCTCATTGGTAAGTTCATCAACTTTTATATCCTGTTCATCTGCAACTTGTGTAATGGTCTCATCGAGTTGTTTTAATAATTGTTCTTTTTCATCATCAGAAAGAAATCCACTATCTCCTTCTGCTTTTTGTGATGCTCCAATAATTCTTTGTGCAATTGCTGCCATCTTGATTAGTGAATCATCGTTCTTAACTGATGTATCTACTAAATCTTTTATGATTGGCCCAATTACTGCCATATCCCCTGCATGTCTAATTACTTTTTTCATTTCAGCAATTAGCTCAGAGATTCTTTGTTTCTTGTTTTGTTGATTCTCATAGATATCTTTAAACAATCCACTAAGGTTCTTACCAGGAAATAATTCAAAATCTGTACTCATGATTATACCATATTAGTTGTATATAAATATAGTAAACGAAAAAACCTCACTTTTAGTGTGAGGTTTAATCTTGAACGCGTTAGTAGAATTACTTCTAATTCTTACTTTTTAATAATGTGATAAAGTACAAAAGCACCTACAAGTCCTAATAGACCTTCAGCACTCAAACTTCCTAGAATAGCCATAATGTTATCAACTACTGATACTTCTGGCCAGAAAGGGATGTCTGCACCTTTGAATAATACTTCAAATACTACTCCTAAGGCGATTATGCTAATACCAATCTTTGTCAATTCGTCAGCCCAAGAGCCTATTTTTTTCAAAAATTCCATATTGTTTTTCCTTTTGTTTTAATTAAATGTGAATAACTTTTCCATCTTGCAAAACTAAGGGATATCCACAAATAACTATGGGGTGTATTATAAAAAAAATTCCAATATATATTCAATACCCAATTAACGAAGTATATTAAGGGTTTATATATTTATATACAACTAATATGATATAATTATGTGAAGTATTGAATAGCGATTACAATTGCTACTGAGATTGTAATACCTAATATTAATTTAAGAAAATCTCTACCAATCAATGGAAACACCTTTTTGAAGTTTCCAGATGATGAGAATGTACTCAATGCTAATTCCCTACCAGCTAACATTCCAATAAATACAAATGTAGTTGACATTGGTATATTGTTATATTGTTTAAAGTAAAGTAATAAGAATGCATAAACTAAATCTATGATTGTTGCTGAACGAACAAACTTGGTGTTGGTTTTTGATATTACTAATTGTTGAATCTTACCTCCACCGATTTTAAATACATAACCAAGAACTCCTATATAAAATAATATCATTAAAGAAGTTTCAATCCAAGTATGTTCTCTTGGTAAGAATACTGCTATATTTGCATGGTCGTGTTGTAACCATTGAGTCCATAAAAAACCAGTAGAAAACCATTGTCCTATTCTCCACCATTTATCATATTTAGAATCTGGCTTTGTTTTTTCATCTATAAATTTAGAAATTACAAACCATAAGATATATGCAGTTACAGCTGCTACACCATATCCTAAAAAACTCTTTACTAACATCTTTTCCATTATAAACGTTGATGCAAAAGCTGATAGGACTAAGAATGATGTTGATACAGGTATTCCTTTTCTTGTAAGTAGTAGAAGTGCTAGTGGAGCAAGTACATGCCAAATGGTTGGTTCTATATAAGGTATCTTATCTAATCTACCATATGCAACATCACCCTGAAATTGACCATAGATAAATACTCCTGCTAATATAACAGAAGCAAATGCCCATAACCAATACCATTTGATATCTTTATTTGAGTTTAACCAAGTTCCTAAAGTTTGTAGTGAATCGTTTGCAATTACTGCGTATCCTGCGAGTAAGAAACCTAATATGGGAAGATATTCCATAATTTATATATAAGTGTTTTTTATAATACACCAATATATACTAAGTAAGTCCTAATTTAATGTTAAGAGAATATTATCTTTTGAATTTATTCCACAAATCAATCGCTTTAGATGTAATTGATTCTACTCCTTTACCAACTTTTTTTGAGATTTGTTTGGCTAAAGGTTTGGGTAATATTTTTTCTAATTGTTTTTTAGTTTTTGATTTAGCAACTAAACCACTTCCTTTTTCAATTATTTTTTCTTTAAGTTTTCCCATGCTCCTCGTTTCACTAATTCTTTTCTGATTAGTTCTTTTTTTCTTTTATATGAATCTGATTCATATAACTTTATTAATTCTTCAGTTGATGTACTTGAAACTGTATAATGTTTTATAAAAAATCTATTAGTCATCTTATTGTTGACTTTTAT